TCACCGGCTGGGCAAGCATTACTGGATCACCGGAAGGGACCAGGACCACCCGTGTCACCTGGCAACCCAGGCAGGTCAGTAATGCGATCACCCAGATCGCTCTTGATGGCTTCGGGAGCTTTGCCATGTTGCACATCGGTAGGTGGTGTTTCGCGTAGGAAGTCCAGCAGGGCCTTGAGGATCTGGTAGACCCAGTTCACGGCTTAGTAACTTCGGCTTCCTTGGCATCCTTGGCCCAGATCAGGCCGATACCAGCAGTGACCGCTGCGATGGTGGTAGTCAGGTCGAGGTTGGTTGTCGGGTCGTTGTCGAAGAAGGCCTTCAAGGCTCCTCCAACAGCAATCAGAATTGCACCAACACCGGCGAGAGTTGTTTTCGTGTTTTTCATTTGGATTTAAATAATCGATATGCTCCGTAGCAGGCGCAAAGTAAGCCAACTACGGCGGTGATAAGGCGAACCCAGTCAGTGAGCATCGGAATAAACGAAACAGCAGTCGCCCCTGCTGCTGCTGCTAGGCTTAGTCCAGGGCTGGTGCTGCTGTTCGTTGGTTCCATTACTCAGGTTTGGCTTGAGAGGCTTGAGAGGCTTTGAACTCCGCATCCTGCCGCAGGAGTTCGTCGATGATCGGCACCGCAGTACGAGCGACCTCGTAGCCGCTGACCTTGATCGCAACTTGGAGGTTGGCAATCAAAGCGTTGGCGGATACGGGATCAAGATTGAGGGTCAGCACTTGCATGGATGTCAGATTGTCGGAGCGACAGGAATGATAGCGACAGGCTCAGGCGTAGGCCACGGCAACGGCAGCACTTCCGGCTGCGGCGGCGGGTTGACCTGTCGCTCGACCCGAATAGCTAGGCTACCCTGAATCGCAGCAACTCCCTCTGGCTTGAGACTGTACTGAACCCAACCGATGATGATTTCAGGTGTCAGGTCAGCATACGGGATGAACGGCACAGACGGGTCCAGCGGGGTATACGCGAAGTTGGAATAGTCTGCGGTATGACCTTCTCCATCGTCAGCTAGGACGGTGTACGAAGCGCGGGTGACAACATCAGTTTCACCGTCCAAGACGGGGTAGCCGATAAGAGCCGTAGGGGTCCAAGTGTATGTGATGGGCATAAGATTAAGCGTTGGGGTAAACGGGGATTTTGACCAAGGTTCCGTTTAGGTTGACCTGAATGAACCCGGAACAAGTAGCAGGAAGAGCCGTGCCGCCAGCGGACGGCGCGCCGAAATAGGTTGTAGCACCGCCGTTGGTGGCGACGTATTGACCGGGAAGAGCTGAACCAATTGAAAGCTGATTGCTAGTTCCTACGGCACTCGTTCTTGAGTTTGTTCCAATGCAAATGTTATTGCCTCCAGTCGTTGTAGTGCTTCCAGCAGTGTTTCCAATAAATGTATTGTCACTACCACCAAGCAAAGCTGCTCCAGCAGATCTGCCAATGCAAGTATTGTAGCCTCCGGTAGCAGCCGCAGCCATCGCGCCAGATCCAACAGCAGTGTTTCCGTCTGCATTCGTAGCCAACGCCAACGCACTGGAACCGATAGCGGTCGTATCTGATCCGGTCCCAACAAGACACGCATAGTAACCCACTGCGGTGTTGTTGCTGCCAGACACCATTGAGGTAAGCGCAGCGGAACCGACAGCAGTGTTAGAACTTCCGGTTGTATTTGCTGTCAACGTATCTGAACCAAAGGCAGTATTGTTTGATGCAGTGTTATTTTTAAGAGCAGTTGAACCAACCGCAGCGTTTCCGCTGCCTGAAGTAACTTTGTTCAATGCTTCCAGACCGATGGCGACGTTATTGGCACCACTCGTCAGATTGCGGAATGTGTCTTTGCCAAGACCAATATTGCTAGCACCAGAAATCGCACTAGCCGACCGCATGGAGTTCTGCCCAATCGCAATGCAGTCGCTGGCAGTAATGGCACTGTTGAATGCAACAGTATCTCCGATGAACACGTTCGACGAACCAGTTGTCAGCGCGCTTGCGGCAAGTTGCCCGATTGCAACATTGCCACTGCCAGTCATCGACGCAGCACTCAATGAATTAATTCCAACCGCGACGTTGTTCGCGCCGGTCGTCGAACGATACATCGCCTGATAACCTACGGCGGTATTTCCAGTCGCACCGGCAGTCGTAGCCGCCAACGCCGTTGCGCCAACGCCGGTGCTGGTGCCGTCGTTGAGAAGGCCGCGAGTGATCTCAATGTTGGTTGCGGCGGTTACTTTGCCGGTGACCGTAAATGCTCCACTCGCGGTTGGAGAGGATGAGAGCAGATTGTTGATGCTGATGCGTTTGGTATTCCCCGAGGCTGGTGGAGTATCCGACACGTCCACAATCGGGATCATGTCATTTATTGCATCGGCTGCCGTTAGGTTTGTTAGTGCTGAGATTTTAGCGTCTGCCATATCAGTAAACTGTTAAGATTAGTTTTCCCAAGTCTTCTTGTGTTAAAAATGTGGAGCCATCTTCCAGCACTATGCTGTCGAATGTGCCATACGAAATAACGAGCTTGCTGGTTCCATCTTCTTGCAGCAGGAATGTCTCGTCCTCTTGTAGAACATCCCTCCGCATAATCGGAGGCTCAGGCATGATCCCATTAAAGGATCGCATCCTGTTGATTGATGTTCCGATTGAGATCATTAGCTGCGAGCGAGGAAAGCCACAACGCTACCGGATGAGATCTGGAATCCAGTAATTTCACCGGGAAGAGGTTGTCCTGCTGGAATTGTTTTTGACGGCCAATTGCCACTGATATCAGTGCCAGTAATCGACGTAAAAACCGTTGGTTCGAGTGGAACCAATGCAGACCAGTTGCCGGTCTGAGCGGCGGTTGAAGTGACAAGTTGGAACCCCTTTCGTCCCATACTGTACTCGGTTGCGATGTCTGCTTGCAGTGCCATAAAATTGTGTTTCGGTTAAAGGGAGGGTCACTAGCGTATCCAGTGACCCTCCCAGTTTTGGTTGTTTAACCTTTGCGGATCTTCGGTGCTAAGGCTCCCTGTACCCACAGGATGAGCTTGCCTCCATCGGGAACAGAAGCAGTGTTGAAATTAGTGCGCTGGAGAGTCGCATCAATTTCGGGACCAGATACCAGCTTAGTCTTGCCGGTCTTGTCCACTGCTACGGTGGTTGCAATACGCATAATCTTAGGATTAGACGGTGGTCAAAACCTCGGCTTGCGTAGTATCCGCAGCAGCCGCGCCGAACATGATGTCGTAAGAGGCCATGTGAGCGCGAGTGGAGCGGGAATACCAGACAGTGAGCAACACCGACAGACCATTGCTCAACTCGACAGTACGCTGCTCAACAAACTCGCCAGCGATCATTCCAACCGGCAGACCGCTTGCAACAGCAATAGCATCCTGACCGCAAACGAAGCCAGCAGCGTTGGTCGAAGCACCAGTATAGTCGTTCTGCTCCAAGATGTTGGCGAATCCAAAATAGCCGTTGTTCAACGGGCCGTAGCGGCTGTCAGGGAACGGGTTAGTTCCAGCGGAGGCCGTCAACTGACCGGAGAACATAAGGCGAGCCATGTGTCCACCGTCGAGCAACAGCAGCTTCTGGCGATAGTTCTTGGCAAGAGCCAAGATTGCAGGGAGATCAGAACTGTCGAAGTTGGCAGCCGTACCAATAACAACCGGCGTTCCGAACAGCGCGGTGGTCATCTGAGCGGTGACCTTCTTGCTAATGGCAAGAGCGAAGATTTCAGCAGAACCAATCGCCAAATCGCTAATAGCAAAACCCTGATTCAGTTCCTGCTGAGTGACGGTGAAGCTTTTGGTGATCTGATTAACAGTCACCGAGGTAGCGGCAAGAACGGAGTTATTAACAGCCGAATCTTCAAAGTTGGTAGCGTTATCAACCGCAGCGTCTCCACTGGTAAACTTCTTGACCTGAACTGTCGCGCGGGGACGCAAGTTATCCAAGCCAACGTTGCGCGTAAAGCCAGCGATCATCGCAAGCTTAGTGGTAGCAACAGTAATAACAGCGTCAGCGAGATAATCAACAACGAGACCAGCGGTGAACGTGTTGTTCTGAGGAGCCAGCATCGCGCTCTGACGCATCAACTCGCTGTGGTTCTCAATCAAGAAACGCTGACGCTCTGCACCAGCGCGGAGTGACTTGTGCTTCTCCAACAGCGGGTTACCCAAGTTCACGATCACGGGACGAACCGGATCAGGAGCGGGAGCGGCGGTGGGCGATTTGATCGAAGCCTCCAAAGCGGAGAGCTTCGCAAGAATCGCAGTGAGATCAACGGGAGCGGCAGGAGCAGCCGCAGCCGTCACAGTAGTAGCAGTATCGGACATATTTGTGTCGGTGGTTTGTGTTGGTTGCGGCGTGGGGTCCACGCCAGAATCGTTGATGGTTTTTTCGCCATCAGTCGAAAGTGTTTTGTCTGTATTGGTATCAGACGGCTCTTCTAGTTGAGCAAAGAGTGCGGAGAACCAGTCGCGTCCAGCAGCACCTCCCCAGAGGTTAGCCGCTACATCCGCAGGAGTATTGGGTTCCGCTTCCAAAAATCGGTCGTTACGTCCCCACCAAGCGTTGGCTTTGCGGATCTTATTTTCGGTTGGAGCCTCTCCTGCAACAAGCGATTTAGCATCGGTGACAGTTGCTGGTTCCAGACCGTCACCAGCAAGACCCTCTTCATATTGCTGGATACCTTTTTGAAGGTTATTTTTGACAGTCTCAGGAGCCGTCTTGGTAACAGCGCGAGGATGCCATTTAGCGGCCATCGCAAGCTGTTTGATAGGCTTGTCCACCAAGCCAAAAGCCAAAGCCTCAGCGGTAGTAAACCAAGTCTCCGCTTTCATTGCAGCGCGGATCGACTCGGCAGAACGTCCGGTCTTCTTATTGTATACTCCAACCAACACCTCGGCGTGTTGATCAAGAGCCTCAGCCATCTTCCGCATATCCTCGGAAGTACCAGAAGCCATACCTGACGGATCGTGGATCATCATTAGAGCAGCGTCAGCCATCTCTACGCGATCACCGGCAAGAGCGATAATGGAAGCGATAGAAGCCGCAATGCCAACGACGCGAGTGGTCACCGGAGCTTTGCGACCGCGCAACTGGTTGTAGATCGACAAACCATCCCAGACATTACCGCCGGGAGAGTTGATCTCTACAAGCAGCGGACCATTGCCAATCTCGTTGAGAACGTCCGAAAACTGCTTTGCAGATAGACCGCTTCCACCGTACCAGTCTTCGCCAATCTGATCGAAGATCTGAACGGTAGCAGGATCACCGGCAGCGTTTGCCGGTGCGAAGTAAAGCCAATCAGATTTCTTGGTAAAACTCATTCGGTTTTCTTGGCTTTTGGTTTCCGAGTCTTCTTAACTGTAGCGGTAATCTCGTCCTGCTCTACAACAACAGGTTGCGACCCACCTTCTGACGGAGCAACTGGAGACGGAGATTCAGAAGGATCGCCTTCAATGTCAATAGCAGTTGCAACACTAGTTGCGGGACGCTCTTTCTGAATCACCGAAATCTCAGATACATCGACTCCGTATTTCGCAGCAAGTTGACGTACAAACAAAGCTTGTTGAGCTTTTGACTCTAAAGCAGAACGCCAATCAAGACCACGCGCACCATAGACCTCGTCAAAGGTAACAACTCCCGCTTCCAGTTCTGCTAATTGAGCCGCAGAATTACGGCCAACATCTACATTCGGTGAGCGCGGAGCGGTAATTGAGACTTCGTACCAATCGCTAGGAGCGTCATTGAGCGTAGGATCGTTCTTGATCGCGTACTCCATCGCGTACTCGTAAATACGACGAGCCGCTGATGCCATGACTTGATGGCGAGACCGGAACCAAACAGACGACATATCTAACGCACCGCGATAGACAGTACCCTGCATTGACTCGGGATATACCAGAACGTAAGGGATGCCAACACCAGCACAGACTTTCTCAGTCAGTTGTCGCCAGTACTCCCGCATATTGACACCGGGACGCTCGGTCGCGAACTGCTCGAAACTGTCACCGTTTTTCATCACCTTCACGCCAGATCCAAAGACCTGTTCGTAGTAATTCTCGGCGGTGTTTACACTTGCTCCAGCAGTACCAGCGCGGAGGTTACTGGCTTGGACTTCGCCAGCGTCAGTCTTAACAATCTGAGCAACAGACGCGCCAAGCTTGCAAGCTTCCATCTCCAGCTTTTGCAGATCATCTAGATCGTGGAGATCATTGATAACCGCAGAGACAAACGGAAGACCTCTAAGCTGACCGCATCAAAAG